TGGCGGTGAATGCTGCGGGGGTGCGGGCGGTGGGCATGCCGGCGATGGTGACGGCGTGGGCGATGAGTGCGGCGTCGGTTCCGGTCCAGCCGGCGTCGAGCCGTTCGAGTTGGGCGATGATGCCGGGTTGTTGCCAGTCGGGCCGGATGGACTGTACGACGTTGGCCGCTGTGACGAGTTGGGACCGGTTCATGATGCGCTCGGCCCTGCTCGGTGAACGTGCGGCTGAGCGTAGATCCGGGCCGCGTGAATCGCCTTGATGTTCGCCTGCACGGATGGGGCCAGCCGATCGAACGCTTCTGTCATGCGCTGGACGGCTGGGATGAGTCGCCGGAACTCTGCGCGGTATCGGCGTGCCACGTAGGCGCGTCGTGCGGGCAGTGGCTGGGTCGCCCAGTAGCGAGCACCGAATCGCGCTGCACGTTTCCGTGTCGTCATCACTCATCGCCTCGCGCGTTACCTAGATGATGATGATTTACAAGATCAACAACTGCTAGTAACCACAGACCAAACCTGCACCTGTCTATGGACGTAACAGTAGGTATTGGGTTGGGCTGGGCTGGGGCATGACTACTGTTATAGGTACCACTATGGGTTGACCTATAGGTGTAGTCATGGGTTGACCTATTGGTCATGCCATCTCCTGTACGCGCCTTTTCGGCCGCCGTCTGCTCGGGCTGCTCGTCGTTTCTCGACCTCGGCCCGGCTCTTGTTCCAGTCGAGGTAGTCGTGGATCTCATAGACGCCCGGCATGACCTCGACCCACACCATGCGCTGGACGAGTTCGTCGACGTACGCCTTGCGGTATTTCGGGATCAGGCGGGTGATCACCTCAGCCTGGATGATGCCGTCTGTCAGGTAGCGGTTGGCGTAGGCGATGGCTGAGACGTGAAGGCGGAACGCTCCATCGGTGAGGGCGACGATCTTGGGGTGTTCGGGCATCTGGTCGTCTATGTTCAGCCAGGTCATGCGGCACCGCCGAAGTCGAAGGCATCCTGAGCGAGACGGTTCGCCGTGATCTCGCAGTTCTGCTCATCCAATTCAATCCCGATGGACTTTCGGCCTAATGCCTTCGCGGCAACGAGCGTCGAACCTGATCCGCTGAACGGGTCCAACACGACCGTGCTGGAGGCAGGCGCCAGGAGTAGAAGGTGTTCCAGTAGTTGCACGGGCTTCTGTGTGACGTGCTGCCGATCTTGAGGTGAGACGGTAGGCACCGAGATCAGGGCGGACGGGTACTCGTCAGACCCCTCGACCGTCGCGCCATTTGTAGCCCACGCCACGAACTCAAGGTGATTGCGGAACCGGCCCTTCATGGGCCGGCCAACACCCTTGTCCCACACAACGATCCCGCGCCACACCCATCCGCCAAGTTGCAGCGCATCTGTGGCTAGCGGTAGTTGCCGCCAGTCGGAGAACATGAACGAGTGGCCACCTGGACGGGTCGCACGCAAGGCTTGATAGCTCCATGCACCCACCCACGCCAGAAACGACCTCTGGTCACGATTGTCGCCAGAGAACGAGCTATAGACGGCGGTCGGGGGTCTACTGCTGCCGTCTGCATTTTGGGACCATCCCCTGTACTTCGCCGTTGGCTCCAACGTGCGATCACCGCGGAACGCGCCACCCGACGAATAGGGAGGGTCAGTCAGCATCACGTCCACGGATGCGTCTGGGATCTGGCGCAGGATGTCTAAGGCTTCCCCGTGGTACAGCGTGACGAGGTCGTCGGAGTAGTAGGGGGTGATCATCAGGTGGGGACCTCTCGGACTTGTTGATCATCGGGGGAGTCGCGCCAACCAGAGACATCAGGGCGGCTTAGTGCGACCCGGATCAGCGTGCCGTGCCAACTAGGCCCGGCCTCATCAAACTGCTTAGCCAGCGCCTGTACGCGGCTCTCTGCGGCTTCCAGTTCGGCGATGCGGCGCTTGGCTGCGGCGAGGTCCAGTGCGAGCCGTGCGGCCCTGTCTGCGGCTGTCTCAGGCATTGGCGATCTCCAACAGCACATCGGCGTGACAGGGCTGGTCGAGCGGGCACCAGCAGGCGAGGTCGTGGCCGCGCAGTTCGTCGCAGATGGCGTCAGCGTCAGGGGTGAACGCGATTCGGTAAAGTTCGACCGCCAAGCCCGGAGTCATCGGCACCTGCCGCACGCGCTGCACCGGGGGGACGTTGTGGTAGTACGGCCAGGTGATGAGTGCGTCTTCACCAACTTTCCATGGGTTGCCCCACTTGCTCGGGCGGCTGACGACGATGGCGCCTTCGGGTTTGCGCCAGCCCTTGGTGCGGCGTAGCTGGATTCGTTCAGGCATCTTCGTCCTTCCGGTAAGGGTTGGGAGGGATCGACTTCATGCCGTTCTCATTGGCTGGCCGCATCAGGCTTACGAGCAGGGCGTCCACACCCTGATCCCAGGCGGCTGCGACGTTGGCCGCGAGCGCTTCGCAACTGTTGTCCAGTCGCCCCGCTATCTGCTTCCATCGCTCGGCCTCGGCCCGTGCTTCGCGCAGTTCCCGTTCGAGTCGTTGCGCCTTGCTGTTGGCCCGGTCGAGGGCTGTGGTCGTCATGCAGCACGCTCCAATGCCTGCATCCGGCGCAGCGCCTCGTAGGCCTGTTGCGGCACGACCCCGTTACCGAGTGCCTTCAGTTGCTCGTTGCGGGACAGGCCGGGAACGTCGGTGACGTGGCCGGCGGGAAGTCCTTGCATCCACTCCACGAATTTCGGGCTGAGTCGCTGGGATCCACGAGCGCTGGTCTCGGTGGGTGCGGGAGCCGGTCGGGTCAGCTGTTCCCAGCGTCTAATCGCGGGTTCGTACGCGCCCCAAGCCGTGTCCTGACCACTGCATCCGTCAGTGTCACGTCGGACGGACTCGAGCCGCCCGACGCTTTGCTGTCCATCGCGGTCGGAGTCGGCAGGAGCATCACTGCGCTCGGCAGCATCAGGTCCCCCGACGAGCCGCGCTGATTCGGGCCGCCCTTCGTCCCATCCGTTGCGCGAGGGGTCGGCAGTAGTGAGACTTCCGTCCGCAGATCCCGGCCGCCCGTCCCGTGCGCTCCCGCGCCGTTCCCGTCCGAAACCGTCGGCGTCGGTAACAGTGCCAGTTCCCGCGCCACTCCCGGCAGCAGAAGTTCGGTGGAGCGGTCGCCCGATCGGCTCATGTGACCGCCAGTACCGTCCGCCACGCTGGGAGTCGGTAGCAGTGATGAAGATCCGGGCTCGTCCGTGGGGAGCTCCCACATTGGCTGCTCGTACGCAGCGCCAAGATCCCACGTACCCGAGCGCGGCCAGGTCGGCGCATGCTCGGGCAAGCTCTCCGGCAGTAGCGATGGCTGCGACGTTCTCCAGGACGACGTGTCGGGGTCGAAGTGCGCGAACGGCGCCGGCAACGTACGGCCAGAGGGCTCGCTCATCTGCTGCTCCTTTTCTCTTGCCTGCAAGGCTGAACGGCTGGCACGGCCAACCTCCGGTGAGGATGTCGACGGGTTCCACTGCGGACCAGTCGATGCGGGTGATGTCGCCCAGGTTGGGAACGTCGGGATAGCGGTGGGCGAGGATCTTGCACGCGCCGGGGTCGACGTCGGACACCCATGCCGTCTCGGACCCGAAGAAGGCGTTGACGGCCATCTCGAGCCCGCCGTAGCCGCTGAACAATGAGCCCGTTTTCATGGCCGTACCCCTTGCGCTGTACCTACAGATGTGGGTACAGTAGGGCCATGAACTACACCAGCCAGATCACCAGCCGCAAAGCACTCGCCGATGCCATGAAGGCCCAAGCCCAGCATGAGATCGCGGAATGCCCGACCTGTCACGGCGCGGTGCATCCGATGGTTCTGTCGAGCCTCGGGCAATGCACTTCCTGCAAGTTCGCCAGTCAGTCCACAACAACCCGATAGGAGCACATCATCATGGCCCGAGTAACCGTTTACATGACCATCGCTGACGAGGATCTGGCCGAAGGTTGGGGTGATCTCGCTGGCGAGTTCGAGGCCAGCGTTAAGGCCACCCTGCACGAGATCGTCGGAGACGATGGAGGCGCGTACGTGCCGCACGTGCTCGGCGTCGATGTCGAGGACGACTGAGTTGCCCACACCACTACGGAACGTCCGCATCCCCGACGACGAGTGGAGGGCCGCTAAGGCTGCAGCCGAGGCGCGTGGAGAGTCGCTGACCAATGTGATCCGGGCGGCGCTGCGCCGGTACGTGGCGCGCTCCAAGTAGGTCATGCGGCCGGCTTCCATCGTGCGCGTTCCTTGACACCCATGCCGCCGAAAATGCCGTACGGGATCTTGGCGCCGATCGCTTCCATTGCGCACGCTTCCCGGATGGGGCAGCGACGGCAGATGCTGATGGCCAGTCCGCGGATGACGGCTTCACTCGGTTCGGCGAACCACCAGTCCGGGTCTGCGGTGCCGTTGAGGACTTCCTGTCGGCATTCGGCCTGTGTGAGCCGCAGTGGTTGGGGGATGTGGACGCGGCTGGACTGTTCGCGGATCATGCGGCACCGTCCTCATCCCCGAACAGCCCGAGATCGTGCCCGCCTTCGGTCAGGTAGGCGACCGGATCCCTGCGGCGATGGATGCGCTGCGTAATCAACGGTAGATAGTCGGCTTCCCGTTCGATGGCGATGATCTTGAACCCTTCGAGCAGTGCGGCCTCCACGGTTGTCCCCGATCCGGCAAACGGCTCGAGGATGGTTCCGCCCGGAGGTGTGACGAGGCGGACCAGCCAGCGCATCAGCGACAGGGGTTTGACGGTTGGGTGTGCGGTGCCGTTGTGGGTTATGCGTTCTTCGCTGCCCGCTTTTGCGGTGTAGAAGAACCGGGAAGCGCCGCCTTGGTCGTCATACTCGGCGCCGGTCGACGTCATGCCCCAGCCTTCGCCCGAGTCTGCGCTGCGCGGTTTGCCGATGCGCGATTGGCTACCGCCGCTCATTTCGTCGAGTGCGGTGGCCTGGTCGGCGTCCAGGATGACGTTCGCAGGCCAACGACCAGCGGGGTTTGACGGCTTGGCGTACTGCTTCCCAAATTGCCCGTACACCTTGCCGCTGTAGTCTTCGTGCGCGTTGGCGGCGTTTCCGGCCCACGTCTCGCCGTTCGTGTCAATCCGGCAGTCGTCGATGTTGAGTGCCCCTGTGCCGAACTCCTGCACATTGGCCGCAACCGTGCCCCGGATTGGCTTACGGGCAACACAGATCGGCTCGAAGGCGGGTTTGAGCGCCGTGCCCCAGCCTTGCCACTGCTGCGCGGCTGGGGTGGCGGGGGCGGTGACGTTGAACGAATCTCCCGCCAATTGGCCGAACTCGGCCCCATCTGGTCGGTATCCCTGCGCGGACTGCATAGCGCGACGAGTTATCGACGCTGCGCCCTGCTCTTGCTTCCGTTGACCGATGACTTCCCGCTCGGCGCCAGCCGCCTTGTCGATCGCCTTCGACACGTCCAGCGACTTCGGGAAGCCTGACCCGTACAGCCATGCGATGCTGTCGCGCATCTCGAAGCCGGCATCCTCGATCGCCACGACCAACCGGTGCCAGGTGCGGGTTCCGCCGAACGCGAGCATGTGCCCGCCCGGCTTCAGGACGCGGAGGCACTCCGCTGCCCACAGTTCACACCACTGCTGGAAGCCTGCCGGGGTGTCGTGCGTGTCCCAAGAGCGCGACATGAACGAAATCGAATACGGCGGATCTGTCACCACGGCATCTACTGATCGGTCTGGCAGCGTGGGAAGGATGTCTAAACAATCGCCGTGCAGCACGGATACTGAGTTGTCGGAGTAGTAGGGCGCGCTCACTGTTGATCACCGCCGAGTGCGGTCTGGATGCCGGCGACATCCATGTGTCGTAGGGCACGCTGGGCCTCGGTGATCTTGGCTTCCGCCGCCTCTAGTTCTTCCAGTAACCCCGATGGGCCACCTAGTCGTTCGCTGGTTCGGCAGGGCCAAGGTTGATCGAAGCATTCATGGCAGAAGTCGCCATCCTGGTAGTGAGGTGCCAGCGCCTCCGTGATCTTGGCTTCAAGTCGCTCAAAGTCGTCGCCCTGAAAGAACGCCTCGCATCGCCACATGTCGCGATCCCTTTGGAGTTCGGTGATCTTGGCTTCCGATGACTCAAGTTCGTCCAGAAGATCAAGCACTGCATCACGCACATCGTTGAGGTCGTCGTCGGGGATCGATTCGGCTAGTCGTTTCATTGCGGCGCGGCGGTCTGCGGTGATCATCTGGCGACCTTTCGGCAGTTGTGCATCAGCCCCGGTCCGCGCAACCGGATCATGGTGTAGTCGAGGTTGATGGCGACGGATGAGTGGCCGGCAAGTTTCACGAGGAGCCAGGCGCGGAGTTGGCGGGCGGCGAATTGGGCGACGGCTGGGATGAGTGCGGTCATTCGGGGTCCTCTCCTAGGCCGGGTTGGGTGACCACAGCCCAAACAGTCGAGCGCGGCTAACGTCGGGCAGTCAGGATGGACGACGAACCGAGCGCATCCACCGCAGATCGGATCGGGCGTTACCTCGTCGTTGATGTAGTTCGGGGTGTGCACTGCCCGTACCCGCCGTATCTGCTCGCGTAGGGCGGCGTTCTCAGCGGCCAGGCGGTCGATCTCGGCGCGGTAGAGGGGAGGGTCGATCGGTTCGGTGCTCATCGGTACTCCTCGCGGGCGTTGGGGTCGACGTAGTACTCGCCAGGGCCCGGGGTCGCGTCCATCACCCGATCCGCCACCCACGGAACCCAATCGCGGGGGCCGAGGCCGACGAGTCTGCGATACTCGATCGGCTTCCGTGGGGGTCGGAACGCGACGATCGGGACGGCCTTCAGATAGGTGGCTAGGTCGAGGAGAGCGGCCCGTTCCTTCGGTGCCAGCAGGGGGTTGGTGCGCTTCGCCTGGATCAGGACCACCTCGCCCGGCTTCAGGGCAACGATGTCGGCGACACCCTTGGACCCGGCGGCGCGTGTGCAGCGGTAGCCGTCCGCTTCAAGATCAGCAATGACGGCATACTCCAGCGCGCGGCCGTTGCTGTAGTTGGTCACCTCTTGGCCCAACCCTCGGGCTCGGCGGCGATCGGCAGTTCGGCGGTCGAGTTCGGCCCGTCATCAGCCACAACGTCGGGCCGGTGACTCAGCGCCTCGATGACCTGCCGCGCCTCATGCTCGGTGATGGTCTCTAGGTCGGTTGCCGATCCGCCGATGACCCGATTCACCCCTGCGAGTTGCGCGTCGGCTGGGATGCCCTTGCGCTCGAACATCAGATCCAGTTCGGCCAACGTGTCGGAAGTGACGATGGGGTGGCTCGGCGCGTCGTCGGGTAGCGGGTCGACCTTGTACGGCGCTCTCTTGCCTCTCGTTACCGTGAGGTTCATCGAGAGCGGTTTGTTGATATGTGACATTGCTCGGATGCGGATGCCGCCGACCTCAGCGCCGCCCCACTTCACCGACTTGTCGGTGAACAGGGTGAGCCGGCGCCCGACGTAGTTGGCCGCGTCCACTCCCCAGGCCTGAACCAACACCCTCCGCATGCTCTTGTTCGGCTTCCACGGTCGACCGGGCGGGAACTCCTTGAGCACGACTTCGACCGGTTGCTCTGCGGATTCACTTCGCCTGACCTCCGCGACGGTAAAAGTGCGGGGGCCACTGAGGAAATCGTCCGCGTTGGCCTGATCTGACTTCGGCTGAATCGTGTCTGTGAGGTCCACCTAGATCACCATTTCGAGTTCGACTACCCGCTCAGTCATGGGCAGGCCTTCGGTTGCGGCGTTGTATTTGGCGACCATCTCGGCCGCGTTGGTCTCGAACTTTTCGACCGCGGCGATGATTGCCTCGAACCACTTCGGGTCCGGGTAGACGCGCTTGACCCAGAGGGCCATGCCGCCACTGAACGAGATGTAGTCGCACCACTGCCGCCCCGAGACGAACATGCCCGCCTGCATCTGGGCAAGATTCTCGGGCGGCGCCTGATCAGAAACGACCGTCAGTAGCTGCTTCTTCTGTCGTCGGCTCTTGACCTCAACCAGACCGTCAGCGCCAACCAACCCATCCGGCGAGAACCCGAGCCGACACCGGCCCCAACTGCGAACCATGAATCCGACTCGCGCGACCGGGGCGAAGTGCCGGCTGTACACATCAACGGCTCGCGGCTCGTCCTCAGTGCCTCTCAGCATGTCGTCGGACACGTACATGGGGTCAACGTGCCCGGTGATCCGTTCGGCCGCCAGGAGT